CTTGAAAGAGCAGGATTTGTGGTTGATGAGTATTATGCAGCAGAAATTAAACCGATTGCACTAAAGGTTACGAAGGAGAATTACCCGAACACAATCCATATAGGCAATGTTAATTATGTAAGTTTTAAGGATGGTGTACTTTATACGGAGAATGGAAACTTTAATGTTGGTCATATTGATTTGATGATATTCGGTTCTCCGTGTCAGAGTTTTTCAATAGCAATGAATGCCGCAATGAGAGTGGGTTTAAAAGATAAAGTACGGTCGGGATTATTCTTAGAATGTCATCGGATTTTGAAAGAAGTCAATCCTACTTGGTTCTTGCTTGAGAATGTCGCAAGTATGAAGGATGCGGATCGAGACTATCTGAGTAAGTGTATGGGCGTTGAGCCGTTGAGAATTAACAGTAAACTTGTAGCCCCGGCACTTAGAGACAGATATTATTGGACCAACATTGAGGGTGTAACTCAGCCCGAGGACAAGGGCATTACTCTTCAGAGCATTCTTACGAGTGGTTGGACTGATAGACAGAAGGCGAGAGCATTGCTTGTGAGTGATAGTCGTCCTCTTGCAGATAAGAAGAAGATGCTTCATCGCTACAAGAAGTTCACCACAATTGTGTGGGAGGAGAAAGGCAATGATGATTCCATTAGATACTTGAATCAGACGGAACTTGAAAGATGTCAGACAGTGCCAGAGGGTTATACAAAATGTCTTACGAGAAATGAAGCAGCAGATGTTCTTGGTGATGCGTTTACCGTGGATGTTATTGCTCATATCTTGAGCTTTATTAAAACAAAACAAAATGATTAAGGAGGTAATGTAATATGACAATCGAACAAATTTATTGTGATTTGTCAGACGATTTGAGGTGGCAACTTTACGAAATCAATATGGATTGGGATCATGTTGCAGCACGATTGCCCATAGAAAATCACGACGGATACGGCATCGTAGTGTGGTGCTACTCGGAAGGAAATGATAAGTGTTGGCTAGTTTCAATCAGAAAGGGCTTTAGTGATGATGACTGGGGAACTGAAATCATCGAAGAATTAACATTTAGCGATGGTTGGGACGAGTTGAAAGCAACAGTAACAGAGGTTGTGAGAAAATTTTATAATATGAAGGAGGAAAATTAATATGTTAAAAATTACTGAATACGGTGAAAAGATTAGGGACGAGTTTATTGAACACTGCAAGGATTGTAGCAAGTATGATATTGCTATGGATTATGGTTTGGAGGTGCTTAATGATTGCGTGAGAGGCGTCGTGGATTATGCAGCATTGTGCATCTTAAATTATGACACAATGGCAATTAGTGTATTGGATGAATGGGAGGCAGAAGCGTCTGATTGCGTATGTTGGTCCACAAACAGAGATGATCATAAAAATTCGTTTTTCATTACTTTTAATGCATTGAGACATATATTAAACGAGTGTTTTGAGGAGGTTAAAACAGATATGGATATTAAGATGACATTTACGGCAGAGGAAATTAAGCAAATTGAGGAATTCACGGGTCGAGAAATTAAAGAAAAAGAGGATTTATACAATGCAACAAGGTTAATTCTTGATACGATAATGAGTATCAGAAAGGGGTGTAAATAATATGTTTATAGAAGAGATGGAGATTTTAATTGAATGCAAGAGACTTGTGGAGGATATGCTTGGAGAAAAGCAAACTATGGCAGAGTATATGGAGAAGTGTGGTAAAGATCCGAGCTTTATGGAGAGCGAGATTGAAAGGTTGCAAATGGCTCTTAGTGGCAAGAGAGCAAAGAAGGTGATGGGCTATGCAAGATTTAACAAGGAGGAGAACTAATATGGCAAAGGCACTTAGTTACAAGGAGTTTATGGATTATTCATTACAACACTACAATAAAGGAGGAGATGGGTATTATGAATGCTGGGACCAGCAAGAGTTTGACAATTATGTGAAGCAATTTGGCGAGATTACAAAGAGCAAGGCGTTGAGGATGTATAGGACGTCGGCTTCAATTACGAGAGATAGAATGTGTAGTTGGTAAGGAGGATTAATTATGGATTACAATTTTAAACTTATTGATGGTGAGTTGTGTTGCAGAATATGCAACACTCGTGTATCGATCAGAACGGGCACTGGTTGGATTTTAAAATCTAATTCCGAGGGTGATGAGAGCAAAGGCATATGTCACGAATGCTTGGTTGAACATTGTTGCAATACAAATTGTCTTGGGTGTGATTGGTATAAGTATCCTAATTGCCCACACATTGAGACGAAGAAAATTTATATGGAAGAGGATTAACTATGTGGATCCATGTTGTATCGGCAGAAATTGAAGAGGATGTGTGGAGACCAGTCAAAGCATTCATTATTGAAGAAGAAGCAGATGAGTACGCCGAAAAGATTTACGAAAATGGATGCGTTGGCGACAAGAGAGTTTTAGATTCAAGAGTTGATGAAGTTAATTTGGAGGACTAATTATGAGATTTAGTTTTGGTGTAATGGCAAGAGTCGTATACAATGACGCTCCAAACATTGGAAATTGTTATAAGGATAGCAGAGATGTGTATGACGCTATTGAATATCAGTTTGGACACGAGGTTGCGGTCGGTGCTTCGTGTTGGACAGAGTTAGCTTGTATCGGAGAAATTTATGAGCACGATGAGTTTACCATCGAGATGATTGAATCTATATAATAATAAGGAAGGAAATTAATTATGTTTACTAATGATGAAATTCGTATTGCAAACGCAACAAGCAGAACCAATGGGGCTTCGGCAAAGAACAAAGACGGAAGCGTAAGAGCCGTGGTGCCGAAATATGTGGCGCAATATATTAATAAGGAAGAGAAGTTGCTAGATTTTGGAGCAGGGCGTGATGCCGTTCATACTAAGTGGTTGCGTGAGTTGGGATTCAATATAACGGCATACGACTTTGGTGACAATGTGATTGAGGGATTGCACGACAAGGATGCTCTGAGCAAGAAGTACTCGGTGATTATGGCGAGTAATGTCCTCAATGTGCAGAGTTCAATGAATATGCTTTGGGGAACACTCCGGCAGATTAATGATAGCCTTGAGTATGGAGGTAAGTTTGTGTGCAATTATCCGTCAAGCCCTCGCAAGATGGAGTTGCTTACAGCACGGTCGCTAGAGCATATCCTGAAGTCATTCTTTAATGGAAATATCGAACGAGTTGGAGGTAGTTCTTCGGCTCCGCTGTGGGTTGTACGTAAGCAATATTTAAATTAATTGTAAAGATTTTGTAAAATTATGAACAAACACGTTGACAAACGAAACAAAATGATTATAATAAAGTAAAAAGGAGAATAAGATTATGAACAAGAAAAATGAAACCAAGGCTTATCGTTATTACAATTGCAATCCCAAAATGCGCTGGACAGATGATTGCACGGTTCGAGCAATCAGTTCCTCAACAGGAATGGCGTGGGACGAAACTATGAGAGAACTTGCAGAGAGTGCAATTAAAACTGGTTATATGCTTAATACTCCAGAGAATTATGGTAAATATCTGGAAGATAGGGGATATGTCAAACAGAAACAACCTGTACACAAAGATGGTACTAAGGTGAAGTTCCACGAATTTGTAAAAAAGTTTGATGGTCATGCGGTATGTCATTGTGGAAGAGGGCATGTGACATATGTTGCAGATAATCACGTTTGGGATATTTGGGATGTGTCTGACGAAATTGTCGGCAACTATTGGGTATGTAAAGAGGAAGCACATCTCGTCAGAAAGGTGGTTGACTAAGATGCTTAATAGTCTCTACAACACAGAAATTAGTGAGAAGCGTTGCGTTGGTTACTGTTGGCATCATCGTTGCCACGTGACGGCAACACAGATTAAACAAAAGGAATGCCTCAAGAAACAATGTAATGCCCTTGAACGACGAGAGCACGAGTATTGGCGACAGAGGGAGTTGACGAAGACTAGAAAGAAAAACGGAGGTGCTGGCTATGCTTTGGATCGATTGGGAGTTTGATTATAATGACCAACTTGCAGATAAGTACATGAAATACAAGGGCGAGTACTATGATGTTGGTACAATTTGCAAAATCAAGGGTCCATACGGTCCACGGCTTGTTAGATTCACTGGATGGCACTTTGGAAACGATAGAAATAATTTTGAGTTAATCAACAAAGAAGACTATGGGTTGTATAATTCATACAATCGGGCCGGTGTGAATGATTATTGCCTTGAGATTGTTGTTCCAGTTAAACCTAATCTGCAGACAGTCGAAAAATCAGGTGGTGGTTTTGGATTGCCAGAAAGAGATAGACCTCCATCGTGGGATATTGAGGTTGCATGGATTTGGTATATTGTGATTATGGCTCTTGGTACAATTTTTAAGGATAGATTTTTAATTTGGGGATTTACAACTGCGGTATTTATTCTTTGGAAAAACGGATTTTTAAATAATAAGAAGTAAAGGAGAATGCACTATGAGCGGAAGAATTGAAAACGAAAACAAATTGAGAAATAAAATTGAGGAAAAGTTGCAAACATTACCTTCTATATTTACTCACTTTTACAACTATATGGAAGCGGATCAGAAGTCGTATATTACAATGAAACACTATATTGAGTATGTAGCAGATTTTATGAATGATGTTGCACATGATGACATAGATGAGTTCTATAAAAATGTTACTGTGACGCAGATTAGAGAGTATCTTGTATCATTGAGAAGAAGAACAGAAAATGGGAGAGAGATAAAAAATGGCGATAGTATCCAGGCTTCAAGATGGAGTGCTTTGAATGCATTTTATTCATTCTTAGTTATGGACGATTATATGGATACGAATCCGATGGCCAAGACAAAAAGACCAAAGAATAAAAAGGAACAGGCCATTGTTTATTTAGAACAAGATGAAATTAATAGTATCCTTGATAAAATTAAGAATGAGTCTAAACCTCAATTCGTTAATAGGGATTTGGCTATTATAGCTATTGGAGTAAGTACCGGTATCCGTGTTGGTGCGCTTGTACAAATTAATATCGGTGACATCGACTTTAAAGAAAATACCATTCATGTTATTGAAAAGGGAAGCAAAGAAAGGTATTTAAGATTCGGAACGAATGTTCGCAACATTTTGTCTGCGTGGCTCGTAGATCGACAAACATATTTCGAAGATGTAGATACGGACGCTCTATTTATTTCCCAGTGGAGACGAAGATTGACCACGGAAGGAGTAAGAAAGTTGATGGATAAATATGCAAATGGAATCAACGGAAAGCATATTACACCTCACAAAATGAGATCTTCTGCTGCTACAAATCTTGTAAAAGCTGGTATAGACATTCAGACGGTCGCAGATATTTTAGGACATAGTTCTGTAACAACAACTCAGCGTTATGCGGCAGTGCTTGAGCAGAATAAACAAAACGCAACTAACGCACTTGACAATCTTTTCTAACCACAAAATGATTGCATTAATCATTTTGTTATGTTATAATGTCAAACGAAATAAAAAATAAGGAGTCGATATATGTGTATACTAGTGAAAAGGACATTGAAACCTTTTTAGACGAGTACAAACGTAGTAAAGTGATAATAGAAACGACAACAAGAGCAGTGCTTAATAGGGCAGTTGGGTTCGAAAAGAGGTTCATGAAGCCGTTTTATGAATTTACCACGGACGAAGCCTTAGAAATGTACGAAAGTGCTCACGCAGTTTCGATAGTATCGTTGCAAAACACGAATTTAATATTAAAGAATGCGTCAAGGTGGTTCTGCTATAAGCATGGAAGGGCCATCGGCAGTGCATATGAAAAGATTACAAAGGATATGCTTGAGACGGTTGTTGATACGGAGAAGCAAAAGAGTCTGGTTCTGAGCAGAGAAGATGTGGATGATATCAAGGCGAACTTGTTGAACTACACGGACAAAGCCATCATTGAAGCCCTGTTCCTTGGGTTCGGATCATTGTGGCTAAGGGAATTATCCTTCTTTGAGATTTCTCAGGTGGATACAAGTGACTATACCGTGTATTTCAAGACTGGGAAAAGCATACCTATAGATAAGGAAACTTATGAATTGTTCAAGGCCGCTTGCGAAGAGGATGAGTTATTGTCATTTGGCTCAACGGCGCGTGTTGCCAAGGTTGTTTCTCACGGCATATATAAAGTAAGAGCAAACGCCTTGTCAAGTAACTCAGATTGGAATAGTGAGGCAGATTTAGAAAGACGTTACAGATTCTTGTTAAGAAGAGTTGCATTGATATCTAAGGATCTTGGCGTTAAGATATCTCCGACAGGATTACAGTCAAGCGGTTTATTATGGCATCTTCAACAGGGTATAAAAGAAATGGGTATGACATTTAGAGAGTTTGTGAAAACAAATATGGCAGGGGAATTAGCGAAGAGATACGACATTATGTCTGATTTGTATGCACAAATTTTACTTGAGAAGTTTGAAGCCTTTATGGATTAGGCTTCTCTCTTCTATATAAACAATACAAAATGATTAAGGAGGACATTAATGAAATGGGAAAGACATAGTTGGGCAATTGTATTGGGTATTTTAGTAGTAATTCCACTAATATTGATAATTTTGGTGAATACTGCCTAAATTTACCAAATTTTATGGGTTGCACCGAATGGATGTTCGGTGTATAATTATACATGAGAATTTTATTTATCGACGAAAGGGAAAGACAGATGAGAAAATATGACGAATGGAATCAGTTACAAGGACTACGCGGAAATGTGACATTAAAGCATTTATTATTTGGTGAGCAGAAATATGGGTGTGATGAGCTCCAGGTGGTAAACGATGACGAGAAGATTGGAATTGTAGTGAAGGGAACTGAATTGTTCGTGTACAAGCAGAAGGTAGTCGAGTTCTGCACTAGTGGGAATATGTTTGTGGTGGGAGATGATATGCTGGAGATTGGGGTAATTGTAAATAAAATGTAAACAATGGTGAAAGGGTATTGACAAAAGGCTCTCTTTATGCTATTATATAGGCAGTTAGAAAACAAAATGATTGTCAGCAGAAAGGAGGGCTAATTTATGGGGGATAAGGTTTGGGTGCAATGCAAAACATGCGGAGCCTTGCATCAAGTTAAAAATAAAGATGCGTCGATCTCAGACGACGATTTATATACACAACCGATTTACTGTCCGAGATGCCGGGATGGCACTAAGCATTTGTTAATCGGAGAACACCGAGACGGCGTTTATGAATCCGGTGATACATTTTTAGATGAACGTTATTTTATTTAACAATACAAAATGATTAAAATTAGAAAGGAAAAGAAAAATGAGTATTAATTTTGAAATTATTGCGACGCTCAAGGCCGCAAAAGAAACAGACACATTTAAGCCCTTTGAGGTTCGTGACTTCAATAGTGGTTGGCAGAACACGAGATATCGCTTCAATGCGATTTCTGGCACGAATCGTTTCGGTTTAGAGATTGGCGGCGGCAAGTGGGTTGACGACAAGAAGAACAAGATCGTAACGCTAGCCAAGGCTGAACCAGGCAAGAAGGCAACCAAGCTTGAAGTCAAGTGGGAGGACAGAAAGAAGCCTGAAGTCATTGAGCAGGTTGCTGGATTTAGAGTATATACTTGTAATCTGCTTACTTATGACGAGAGAAAGGCGCTTGAAGACGAGGGCAAGGCAGAAGAAGCACAGAAGAAGAACCATCAGTTTATCGAGAAGACTGAATATGCGGCGCTTGTAAAACGTGTCATTGATAGTGGCAAGTACGCAGATGCCAAGTTTAGAATTCTTGGTACGATTGAATTCCAGTATAGCGAGTCTAAGAATCAGTTCTATAGAACGCTTTCCGTGGACAAAATGTACCGTGTCGCGGACGACACACCTTGCAAGGCAGAGATGACTATTAATGCATTCTATACTGAGGATGCGGTTGATGCAGATTCTTATGATGATACTAAGAAGTATTTCTTCAATTGTTTTACTGACCATTATTTCAGCTCTGTTAAGGCTAATAGATTTGTTCCTCTGACTCTTGTTATCAATGGTAATGGCGACGAGAAGGCAGAGAAGAAGGCAAATGCGTTCAAGAAGATGTTTGAGAAGTTTGATGATGAGGCAACGGTGAGAAAGGTCGGACTTGTGTGCCAGATGATCGATGGGGCTGAGTCGCTTGCAATTACATACGATGACCTTGATGAGGAAACTAGAGACAATATCGATATGGGTCTGATTTCCGAGGAAGACGCAATCAAGGCTCTTGGTGGTAATATGATGGGAAATCGAATTACTGAGTACCGTGTGCAGTCGTTGTCTAGAACGAGTGTAAAGGGTAGTGAACCCACGGTCTATACTGAGGACGACATTCGCAAGTTGCCCGTGATTGAGGAAGTTGAAGAGGAAGTTGACATTTTTGGAAACGATGATGAAGATTCAATCTGATGAGAGAGGGTAAATTGGATATGAAAGAAACAATTTATGAAATGATTCGATATCATAATGAACTGCTTAATGAACTTCAGGAGTTTGGCGGCGTGTTGTGCGATACATACTCTGATATTGATGATACTCCTGCAAACGATAAATATTTTGAAGTCATTGGTAAGTTCAGAGAAGAAGGAATTTTTCTGTGTTGCGAGGCAAATCAGCACGATAACAATTGGATGATGACTGAAGATGGTTATGTAATGACAGATGAAATGCTTGACGAATTTGATGCAAAAGAATATAAGGCTTATCGTTGGACTTATAAGGAACACTAAGGAAAGGTGACAATATATAGGAGATTAAAAGAATAAGCAAAAGAACTCTTATTATGTAAGGGTTTATGGAAGAACTACACACATCAGAATCTACGGAATTAACAGAAACAGATAGGAAATGGTGTGTTTATATGCACACATCTCCTAGTGGAAAAGTTTATATTGGTATTACTAGTAAGAACCCACCAGAACAACGATGGTTAAATGGGAGAGGATATAATCACAACTATCATTTTACTAATGCCATCAAATTTTATGGTTGGAATAATTTTAAGCACGAGATTATTGCAGACAAATTAACCTCAGATGAAGCTGAGACGATGGAACGAGAACTCATAGAACAATACAATTCTATGGATCAACGATATGGTTACAACTTAACTTCAGGAGGAGAAAAAGGAAAAGAACTATCGCAAGAATCCCGTGATAAAATTAGTCGGGCAAATAAAAATCCAACAGAAGAAACTAGACAAAAAATGAGCGCATCCGCTAAAGCACGCTGCACTGAAGAATGGAGAAGGATGATGTCAGAAAGAACCAAGGGACGGAACAGCGGCGAAAACAATCCAAACTACAAAGGTCGAGATAAGTGCGAACAAACTAATAAAAGAAAAAAGAAAACCAACTACAACAATGTTGATCGCGATAACCCAAAGGTTTCTAGGTGGGCAGGAGATAATAATCCGCGCCATCTAAACCCATTATGTGGAGCAGACAACCCAAGGGCCAGACCTATTGTACAATTAACAAAAGACGGCGAATTTATTCGTAAGTGGGATTATGTTACATTGGCGGCAGATTTTTTAGGAGTTAAACCGTGGAACATTATTACATGTTGTTCTCATCCTGAGAAACTTAAAACAGCGTATGGTTTTAAGTGGATGTATCTTGAAGATTATGAACAACAAACACAACAAAATGATTAAAAATATTAATGAATAAAAGGAGAAAGATTATTATGGCAAGAAGTTTTGGACGTCAGAATACGGTAAACAGAGATATGTTTGCGTATAATACGATGCTCTTAGGAGAAAGTGGATGTGGAAAAACCACAATGATTGCAGAGGTTATGAGAAAGTTCTGCAAGCCGGACGAATATATCGTCCTTCAGATTGGTAAAGAGGAAGGATGTAAGGCAATTAACGGCCTAATGTGGGACCAGATTGATACTTGGAAGCAGTTTGTGTCTTTTGTAGATGAAGTTGTTAAAAATAGAGATGATTGGGGTACGCTTAAGTGCGTAACACTAGACACAATCGACCAGTTGATTGAGATTGCAACTCCGCATACAATTAGACTTTGGAATACATCTCAGATGGGCAAGAAAGACTTTGTTCAGGCAGACACTCTAAATCAGAGTTGGGGCGGATTTGGAAAAGGCGACGAGAAGATGATGAGTCTTATCCTGGACCAGATTTGGCGTCTTAAGTCTGTCGGTGTGGCAGTATTTATCGTAGGTCATACGCGCAGACGTGAAAATGTTGACCCTGTGAGCGGTCTGACATATTCTACTATGAGCGCGGCAATCTCGCTTAAGAATTTTGAGACAATTCGCACAAAAATGGACATCGTGGCTATCGCGTACATCGATAGGGAGATGGTTTCCAAGGATTTTGGCAAGGAAAATATTGTTACTAAGAAGCAGGCAAAGATTAATGAGGTAACAAATGAGGCTCGTAAGGTTGCATTTAGATCATCTGCATATGTTCTTGACAGTAAATGCAGATTCCCCGATATAATTGACGAAGTTCCTATGGACGCATCTGCGTTCGTTGAAGCAATTCAGGACGCTATCAATAAGGCGGCAGAAAAGGGAATTGATGTAGAACCTACTACTAAGAAGTCCACTCCCAAGAAATCCACCAAGAAGCCCCCTGTAGTAGAGGAAGAGCATGACCAGGAAGATGCTGAACTCCTTGCAGCGCTTAGAGAGGCAGTTGAATCAGTAGAGGAGAAGGAAGAGGACACTCCTCCCTTTGATGTAAATTCCGAGATCGATGACATTTTTGATGAAGAAACCGAAGACGAAGATGCTATGATTACTCTTGATGCAGACCGTCTTACTGCGATTAGAAATGCATTCAAGGGTGCTGACGCTTCTGCAAAGGCAAAGGTCAAGACCCATCTGACTGCATATGGCAATAAGCTTGCCGATACAATGGCCAAGAGCGACGTCAATGCTATCGAGGAAATCCTTGGACTGAACGACGAGGTTTAATAAACAATTAATGGGTGGTGGTGAAAGCCACCATCCATTTTCCAGCATAAGGAGAAGAAAATGAAACAGAAGAAAATTACACATCCGATGCAACAGGTTGCAGTTAATATACTCTCAGATTTTGAGGTTCTCACAATGACTCATGATGGCCCATATACTTTTGAGGAGATTTGGGCAATTGTACAGAAGCACGTAGATGGTTATGGGCTTTGCGAAGATCCGTTTACAAGGATGCTCTGCACGAGCAAGGAAGCCATAGAGAATCAGTCGGAGTATGATAGGCAGACGGCAGAGCAGAGGTTTGGCCATAGTGACTGGCTAGATTGAGGAGGGATTGAGATGAAGAAAAGACAAGTTGTATTGAGTGAAGAACTTTTTGATAAGTATCAAGAGCGATATTTTCAGACATACGAAGAAAATAAGATGCTCCAGAGAGAAATTGGTTACCTTAACGCACTCTTTGACAAAGAGGGTGATACTCAGATAATCAAGTATAATGGTAAGTTGTATAGAATTACGAGCACTACGAACTATGTGGAAGCAGGAGTGGAAGAGACTCTTGACTTTACGGCAGTTCCGGTGAGAGAGGTGTGTTGAGATGGCGAAAGAAACTTGTAAACAATATAGTTTTCAGACGATAGTCTATGACTCCAATAAAGAACCTATCGAAGCCACCGTAGTTAATTGTTCGGAGTGTCCAAATCGATGCGTATGTGATGGTGGCAAGAATATATATAAGATAGAAATTCCAGACGGTGTTGGTGAGGTGAATTGAGATGGCAAGATGCAAATGCAAAATTTGTGACAGCGTATTAGACACAAATGTTGCGTATAAGGTGACTGATAAGAACGGAAAGAATAAATACTTCTGCAGCCAATCTGAGTTCGAGGCAGAAGAAGAACGCAAGAAGAAGGCGACTGAGGATAAGGATAGAGTGTATCGTTTGATATGCGATATTATGGGCGTTAACGAAGTTTTGAATACGGCACTCTGGAAAGAGAAACTAGAGTGGAATAAGGCATTTTCTGACGAATTTATCGCTAAGTACTTAGAAGAAAAGAAGGATTACTTGTCCTCGGCGATTGCTAGGTTATCTGGGACGGAGTATGCCAAAATTCGTTATATAAGTGCGGTTTTGAAGAATAGTTTGAGGGACTTTAAACCGAGAGTTGAGGTTGCAGAGAAGCCAAAGGTTGTGGTGGAAGAACACTATGAAACAAAGTATAAGGCAAAGGTAAGACGAGCCCTAGAGGATTTTGAGGAGGATGATGATGAATAATTTATATATAAGCGGCGTCACCGACACCATCCCTAAGGAGTTATTGGAGGGGCGAATCAATGTGGAAGCGAATGTCATCGGAAGTATGGTTAACGATATGCTTTTGGTAGAGGATACTAACATAGACAGTTCAAAGTTTTTAACTAAGGATGCAAGGCTCGTATATGGGATTTTGAAAACTCTTCGTGAGAAAAAATGCACAGTCTTCGATGAGGTATCTGTGTTAACTTATGCATCAGACGATGTTAAAGCGAAACTCGAAGAGATTGGTGGCTTTAAGGCAATCAGGAATATGGCTGATTGCGTAAATAATCAGAACTATGAAAGCTATTTGGATAATCTTTTGAAGTCGAATATGATTATTGATATGCACAAGTTTGGATTTAATCTACTTGAACCAATCAAATATGATGGCAAAACAATTAATCCGTTGAAGCTCTTCTCTAAAATGTCAAGTGAGCAAGTAACAGATTGGTATGCTGCGAAGCTTGAAAGTTTTGGCACAGGCTATTCCAGTAGGGTTCTTGAGGAAGAAGAATTAGACATTACGGACGAGTTCATCGAATCTCTTGAAAACGGAGAGGAAGCAGGTACTCCATTCGAATATTTTGACGACGATTATCTTGGAAATCCCGTTGAAGCTCTAAAATACTTTTCAAAACAAGTGAATGGTATTCCAGACGGTATGACTATCATAGGGGGTTATTCCAACGTTGGAAAAACAACGATGGTTCTTAGCATTCTTCTTTCGATGATGCACGAGGGTCGTAAGTGTATGATAATTTCCAATGAGCAGAGATCTAAGGCGTTTAAGATTGGATTTCTGTTACTGATTCTAACCAAGCATTTTAATTATTATAACTTAACTAAAACCAAACTGATTAACGGAAATATTAGCAAGGAAGATAGAGAATATATTGCCAAGGCTCAGGAGTATTGGAGACAGAGATATAAGGGTCAACTTTATTTTATCAGTATTCCAGATAGTGATGTAAGTTTGGCGATTAAGAAGATGAGATTATATATTCTCAATAAAGGCGTAAATACTTGTGTTTATGACACATTTAAGATAGATTTGTCCACCAACAATGATAACAGTTGGCTTTCTCTTATTCAAGATAGCCGTAGATTTGAGACACTTTCTCGTAAGTATCCCGGCACTCAGGTAATCTGTACTTTACAGTTAGCGATTAATACGCTCGGGAAACTATTCCTTGACAGCTCGGTATTATCAATGAGTAAGCAGATTAAAGAGGTATGCGACTTGATGATTTTGTGTCGTTCAATGTATCAAGAAGAGTTCGATCCTTCGAGTAAATTCTACTGCAATCCTTTCAAAACGGTATTAAATAAGCATACAAATCAATGGGAGAATGTTGGATGGCAGCCGAAGGACGATATGGTATATAGAGCGGTGTTTATCGAGAAGAGCCGTTCATCAGGAGCAGTAAGTTCCGATACTGGTATAGGATATATCTTTTCATTCCAGGGTGCATGGGGACTTTGGTCCGATGCGGCAAAAGCGAAATTCAAGCACGGCTATATCCAGTAATTGTAAACAATATGTAAATAAATACCAAACCACCTTGACAAAACCCACTTCTCGCATTATAATAATGACACAACAAAATAACTGGAGGCAACTTATGAAACACACCGTAGAACTTAACCACAAGGAACTCGAAGAGGCAATCCGAGAATATTTATTGAAGAACGGATACTGCCTGTCTGATCCTATGTATGGTACGCCACTTCAATTTATACTTGGAAAGCTTGAGGTTGGCACTCAACGTGAGCCAGAAACAATTGAAACCGTTACAAAAGTCGTATGTACTTTGGTTTAACACAACAAAATGATTAGGAGAAACGGAAGATGGAGAAAAGAATTGAAGATGCTCTTGACCTCGCATGGCAATACGGGCAAATTGATGGCGGTCACCACAAGATGTGGGTCATTGACCAAATGGTCCGAGTTCTACTTGGAGATGAGTATGAGAAATGGGTAAAAGAATATGAAGGCGACGACGAATACGAATGGGATGTAGGTATTGCACCGTAAGAGAAGGAGAAGCAAAAGATGAAGGCAAAAGATTTAGCAGAACTTCTACTAAAAAATCCAGACTTTGAGGTTAAAGGTTGCTATGCCGACACATCAAAGTGTGATGTAGACCATTTGTGGCCCGAGTACAACTTCTTTGACATATCTGGTATCGCAGATATTGGATATTCAGACAAGGTTATTATTTTAGATTGTGATTAAGGAGAAACATTATGAATAAGTACGAAATGGACGACTTGCTCTACGAAGAATTGGTTCAGGCTGCCAAAGCAATAGAACCATATTACGACATTGATAAAATCAAATCATACTCTGTTTACATCTGGACCAAGGGCGACGGAGACCCTAATAGTGACAATTATTGGGGCGAAAATGTCTTCGATATCCAAGAGGATAGGATTGTCTTTTATGTTGAAGACCATAAAATTCCAGACGAGGTTATGCCAATCATTCAGAACATTCAGGCTAAAATTAGAGCGATTCGTTTGAATTGGGAAAGTGACAAGGTGATTAACAATGATTAAGTACTTTTGTGACAGATGTGGCAAGGAAATGGAGAAGGGGCGCCAGATGTATACCGGTGTGTATGATGGACTTGGAGTATTGATTGATTACATTGGTACACCGAAGCACCTCTGCGAAGAGTGTTCTGAAAAACTCGATGCCATCAAGGAACAACTTGAGCACGAAGAAGACATCTTCGATATGTCCGATGAAGATATCGAACTGCTTCGCTACACATTCAAAGTCGGAGACAAGGTGATTACAGAAGATGGTCGTGTAGGACACATCACAGACATCTGTACTTGTGATAAATGTAAGAAGCGTGGGTTCTATGAACCGCGTGTTGAAATGGATATCGGTGTGCTTAAAATTTGGATTACCGATACGGACAAGGAAAATGGATTTATAAACTTCTATCAAATTGGAGATCGTATTTTTGGCAATGTCGATAAGGAAGCGTCTGAGTATATTCTGCAAAGAATTGAAGAATTAGAGCACGAACTTACTGAATATGAAGAGCAATTAGAGGTTGTAAGAGAGTTGAAGGAGAATAACAATGGGAACTAACTTTTACATCGGCACAGCCGACAAAGCAGCACGAGACACATACTTCGGCTTAAATTACGAACTAACCGATACTCCTACTTGGCTATATGAGCAGCATATCGCAAAGACTAGTGCCGGTTGGCTTCCATCGTTTGAGGAAAGTCGGTCAATTCATAGCGTCGCAGACATTAAGAAACTCTACGATACTGGAAAGTTTGTCATCTACGATGAGTATGGCACTTATTACAACTGGGAAGAATTTGATGAGCGAGTACTTAAGTTCAATGGTGGTGTGCTTGGTGTAGCCCCGCGAGAAAAGATTAAACAAGATCCGAATTGGCAGTTCTACGATAGGGATATGCCAGAATATAGACCGATTAGCCATTTTGAATACGGTCATGGAAAGTATGCATCAGAGTATTTCAGTGATTCTGAAGGCTACGAATTTTCACGTCATAGCTTCTGCTAATTAATTAACAATACGAAATGATTGGAGGTGTCAGAGATGTGTTCGAAGAAGTAAAAGAAAAACTATTAGAGCAACCAGAGTCCATAGAGCATATCCTCGACACCTTCGGTTTCGATAAGATACGAATTCGAAACCGAGAGATTAGGTGTGCTTTCGAGCCAGGGATGAACCCTACTGCAGTGGTGATTAGATTACAAGACAACGAGAATCTGTTCGTAAAAGACTACGAGCGAAACCTCTCTCTTGACTTAATTAACTACCTTGTCAAAAGCAAAAACATTCCCTTTAAAGATGTAATGAATGTTATCAAGCAGGAGTTGCATCTTGATTCCATATATAACTATAAACGCTCAAAAGGTTTATTTGGCGGTCTATACGATAAAATTAGCCGTTCTAATGGTGAAATATCCGTAACTACTTACCCAGAAGAGATACTTAAACAATACGGACAGACACCAAACCTACTTTGGTTGAAGGATGGAATTTCGCTAAGTACTCAACGAAAATGGTGTGTAGGTTTTGATGTAATTAGTCAACGCATTACTTTCCCTATAAGGACATCTACTGGAGAAATTATGGCTATCAAGGGCAGATTAAACGGAACACCAGAAGAGTTTGAGCCCAAGTATTTATATATTGAGAACGGACCAATGTCACAAACTCTTTTTGGCTATTCTGAAAATTACAGTTCGCTATATGAAAACGAGATTCTTGTGGTGGAGTCAGAGAAATCAGTACTCATCTTGGATTCTTGGGGATATAACAACGTGGTTGCTCTTGGTAGCAATTCGTTGAGTCCAACCCAAGCTAAACTGCTGATTTCCTTAAATCCAAAGCGAGTGACTTTCCTACTTGATAAAAGTCTACCGTTAGATAACACTAAAAGAAATGCAGATTTGCTTAAGACATTTTGTACTATGAGACAGTTAGAGCTCCGTTATTGGAATTGGGAAGATAATATTACATTGGAGGATAAGGCTGCACCTTGTGACGATACCAAGGAAGAGTTTGAATATATATTACAACACGAAATAGAACCAATAGAAATTTTAGAAGAGGATGAAATATGAAAGAGTATAAGACTTGTGAAGAAGTATTACAGGCATTGAAAAACGGAAAAAAGATAGTTGGAATAGGACATATGCGCAGATTGTGCGAAGGTGGTATAGGATGTCAGCAGCAAAGATGGTATAAGGTTTTATATTATTATTGCAATCCTCAAATGAATAGAACTTTTGCTATGCTTGAAAATGGAGTGTCGGTGGATAGTAATATCGATGTACTAGATTTTCTTTATGGTAAATTTTATGATTACGCAGAGGCTGAAATCAAAGAAGTTCCAAAGAAGCTTACTAAAGAGCAGGTTGAAAAAGAATTGGGCTATAAGATTGAAATAATTGATTAAATTATTACCGAATAACACGCAAAATCACGAAATTCCACCCAATTATAGCGAAAAATTCACGAAAATCGAGGGAGAAATAAACAAATGAAGATTTATCAACTACACAAATACGGCGGTGAATTGGAAGATTACCGAAATTATATCATCGGTTCATATCTGCACAAGGAAAGAGCAGAGGAAGAAATGGCTAAGGCGCAAGACGAAGAATTTCAAAAGCAGCGTTTAGCAAAACAATGTGCAAATTGTCCTTATTACACAGATGATATAGAAGATAATCAGACATTGGCAGATTTAATGCGTCAACATTGTGACCACAGCGACATTCGTTGTGATGATGACAGTGAATTGTTTTGTAAAAATTTTTACTTGCATTGGACAGACAATGGCTTTGTAATTAAGGAAGTTGAGGTAATCGAATGAACACATATAAAGAAGACATTTATTACATCGTAAAAGTCAGAGAAGACATCTTCAATCCACTCTTTGACAAGACTACTGTTCACAAAACATTCTGCGGAAAACTCGTAAATCATAACAATGGAAGATTTTATTTTGAACTCAATGGCTCGGATGCGTTGGTTATCATTCCTCACGGTTGGATTGATTGGATGGCACCGAGCAAGGTACTTTGGGATTTAAGGAGAAAATAAATATGAACACAACACACGGAGAATGGGTTAGATGCACAAAATGTATCCACTTTGAAGACTGCGATGCCAAAGAGGGTAGAGACGGATGCTACCTCGGAGAAACCGAGATAACTGCCCGTTGGAAGGGTGCCGGAATGGGCGATTATATTTGTAGCTTGTGTTGGGAATATGGTGACGTCCGTAGCCTAAGATGTCCTAAGTGTAACGCACGAATGTACACCAACAAAGAGTATAATGAAAAAGCCAAAGAGTGGGAAGCGGAGGACGAAGCAGAAAGAGCATTTTGGAGTTTGGAGGGAATTGTATGAAATACTGTGATTACTGCGATCCCAATTATATGGACACTCCAACCGATATGACTGCACAGATTCAAAAGTGTGGAGACACTTATGCTCTCGTGATGTATATAAACGGCAAAGAGTACGGTGTTGTTATTGAATATTGTCCAAAGTGTGGAAGAAGGCTTACGGAGGAAAACCAATGAGTTGTAAGTATTGTACTGAATGGGAAGATTTGCCCGAACACATCATCAACGGCAAACTAATAGGAAAGGTATTTGACACTTGTATATACGAGGATAGAAATGGATGGCACATTCAAGTGCCGTCTGGGTTTGACATTGGTATTCAATTTTGTCCTTATTGTGGTAGAAAACTTGCGGAGGGAAAACGATGTTAAACTACGAAGATATGCAATTTAAGCACGCAAAAGACTGTTGCAGTAAAGATAGCAAAAACATCGAAAAGCGAAATATTATCCGTGAGGACAGTATTGGAATTGTTGAATACGATGCCTATTGCAAGGAGTGTGGATGTTGGCTTTATTCTTTTTCGTATGGATACTATGATATGTATTGAATTTTAATGGGAGGAAGAATAATGAAACTGAACGGAGAAAAAGGAAAACGAGGAACAATAGGCATTTGCCCTCAATGTGGAACGAGCGGAGAGATAGTGTGGTCTTGGGTCACAGATGTGTCAAAATGTAAATGTGGTTGGAGTAATGAGGAAGTTAAAAACGATTCTATTATTAAGAAACTCGCCAAAGAAGATGTGGTTGAAGTTGTCAGATGTAAGGATTGCAATTATTGCAACGAATACACGAAATGGAACGGAGCGAACTATTTAGGCTGCAGTCATTTGGCAGAACTTTGTGACGGTCAAGTTGTTGAAGTTAGAGCAAATGATTTTTGCAGTTGGGGAGAAGGTAGATTGAACGATGATTGATTTTAGCAAGATAGATCCTAAGGATTGTTATATGGTAAATCCTATTGAGGGAACGCATTCCGATGGTTGGACCGTAATTGACGACTATGATTATGAGCCAAGAACTGTTTGTGGCGAAACGGACTGTGAGGGTTGCATCATTAAGTATGCAAGAGATATCGAATTATGCAAGGCACAGAAGAAGGAAACTTGGATTATCACCGAGAATGGTTGTGTAATCACTTGTCCGAACTGTGGGCACAGATTGGAACTGTGCTACCCGGATGGTACTGAGGTTAGATATTTGCCGCACTGTCCTTGGTGTGGTAAGAAGTTGGAGGAGAAGTGATGGAAATTAAACTTAATAGGGCATATTCTAGCGGTTGGGATAATATCGAGTATCCCATTTATCAACTAGTAGATGAGTCGTATCTATGTATTGCATATTCAAGTAATCATAAGTATTACTACATTGATGTATATACGAAGGAAGATTTTGTCGAACAAGGTTATGATGAAGACTACGAATTGGACTATATATTTGAAAATATAACAAGACAAGATATTGACAAATAAGAGGTAATGATTATGACAGTTAAAGAACTTAAAGAGAAATTGGAGCTGTTTGATGATAGACTCATTGTGATGATACCCGATGCCAATTGGACGCCAGACAAGAACTGGTTGCCATATATCACGGCTACAAGCGTTGCAAGAGGTGTCAACGAGGCAGATGGTTGTGTATTTATTGATGATTATGTGGAGGATGATTAAATGTACTTTATAACTTGTTTTCAGAGATATGAGCAAACCAAATACGGAGTGCCGGACATAGGCGATTGTAGAACTTTTGGTTATTATCCACATAAGGAATGGGCAATAGAGGATTTACACAATAACAACGTAGATATTCACGAGGATATGTACGACTATGCCGTTGTAGAAAAGATTCCAATGGGGCTATATCAACTCTCAGAGGAAACCATTTACTTCAAGTGGGATGAAGAGAAGCAGGGATTTTATGAGGTCGATGGTACGGATATGCAGGATTGCTTTGGCAATTATGCTTTTGGATGAGGTGAGAGTATGAGCGTTTATATTTGTGAGAAGTGTGGATGTATTGAAAATACTGCCTTAGGTGGATATTGGCGAAATGTATGCAATAATGAGCCAAAGATGTGTTCGGAGTGCAACAATGGAGAATGGCACGGAGAGTTTGAAAAGAAACATTGGACTGACTATGGAGTCAAAAGACTTTTGGAGCTTGAGGCTATGAAGAATGGTTCGATGATAAATGCGACAGAGTATCTAAGATCCATTGGAGAGATAAAGGAGTAAGTGCATGAATAACTTTGAAAGATTGAAGTCAATGTCTTTAGAAGAGTTGGCGACGTGGTTGGATGCAAACGGAATGTGGGACAATTCGCCTTGGAGCAAATGGTTTGACGAGCAATACTGCCAGAACTGTGAGTCAATTAAAGCAACCGTGGAAGATTATTTTGGCAAGAGAGAATGCGAGTTTGCATATTGCGAATTGGAAAATAAGTGTAGGTACTTTGCAGATTACGACGATGTGCCGGATTGCAAAGATATTATTAAGATGTGGCTTGAAAGTGAGGTTAACAATGGCTGAATTTTGCAGAGAGTGTTTTAAAAGATGCATTGAGCCAAGAGCGTTAGATAAATACATTGTCGTTAGTGACGATGAGGATCTTTGCGAGGGCTGCGGAGCATTTAAACAAGTAGTAATCGAATATGATACGGAGGCAAAATATGAAGAACGAACTTAACATTTTTACAGGCGGCTATATGCCTTGGTATCCACGCAACTGGTGGGATAATATTAAATATTTCTTTCGCACAATCAAATGGGGTTGGCAGAGAGCGACCAGAGGATATAGCGATTATGATACTTGGGACTTGGATGTGTATTACTCTCGTATGATGATTGCGTCACTTAGTCAGTTTAGAGCAGAGGCAAAAGGATATCCAGGTTATATGGAGGATATCGAGGAGTGGTACGCAATACTTGATAAGATTATTTTTCTATTGAAGCAGGCAAATGAAGATGAGCCACTGGAAGAGAAGAATGAACTTGCAGAGTGGTATGAGGAACATTTGGAGACAAGGACTTTCAGCCTTGTTGAAGTCAAAAAGGGTGTTCGCAAATATGTCGATAATGATGACGAAGAAACCAAAGCGAAGGTTATGCAATATTATAAGAGAGAGGAAGAACTGTACGAGATACGTAAGCAAAAGCGCAAGGAAGCGTTTGAGTTGTTGGCGGAGTATTTTGGACATTTGTGGTGGTGAATATGCAGTGTATTAGATGTGGAAAAGAAATGGTGAATACAAGTGGAGGTAATTATACTTGTACAAATTGTAATTTTGTAGTTAATGATTTACTGTATAGACCCTCAAACTGTGATATGCCTCTACCTCAGGGCTTCGGCAAGCAAGAAGGTTGGATTTGTCCTGTGTGTGGACGAGGATTGTCTCCGTGGACTAGTTTTTGTCCGTGCCAAAGTGATTTTAAGATTACTTATAGGACGGGTACAAACATTAATGGCTTTGCAAGCGTGGATGAGTGTATTCAGTATGCAAAAGAACACTATGAAAAGATTTGCGAGGAATTGAAGTGATGAGCATGAAGCTTGGAGAACTTATGAGTTTGATGTCGTGCAAAAATGGCGACGAGTTGTTTTTAAAAGTGACAGAAATTTTAGACCACTATGGGATTAGCGTGCTCAATGAAGATATGTCGGTTAAGGATTTGCATATGTTGTGTTTTGATGTGGCAGATGTTTTGAATAAGGAGAAGTGAGTATGTTCGAAAGTTTTATTAAGGATAATATACACACAAGAGACATTGTTGTGTATTTAAAAAATACTAGAACCGGTAGCAGCACGGTAAGAAAATGTAAGTTTGTTGGGCTAGTCACTGGTTTTACAAAATCAAAAGTAAAAATTATGCAGTTATCCAAGGAAGATCAATGGGTATATCCAGACGAGATTCATCTCTATGGAGAGGTCGAAGTATATCCAGAGGATGTAATTTGTACAATGTGGAGAAGTACGGATAATTGGGAAGAGGTGAAGCACATTGGAGAAAATACTGACAGCAAAAATTGATGGTAGACAGATGGAAGATGATTTTGAAATTATAGATGCGATACTTGAGGCGAGAGGGATTGAGGATGTTGGAGCGTTCCTTAAGCCGACGTCTGAGGATTTAGTACCGTTTGAGGAAATGAAGGGATTATACGAAGCCTATCAAATGATAGATGACGCCATTACAATGAATGAGAAATTCTTAATTTTGGCGGATGTGGATGGAGATGGCGTAACAAGTTGCGCTGTCATGGCAAGGTATCTTCGTAAATGTGGTGCAGATGTGAAGTGTGTCATTAATGATGGCAAGAAGCATGGAGCAGAAGATTTTGACTTATCGCTGCTAGATGGAATTAGCGTTATGATAATCGTCGATTCATTAAACAACAATCCTGCGGTCTATGAGAGATTGCTTTCGACAGGAGTTAGATTGTGTGTTTTTGACCATCACCTTCCTGAGCAAAGACTATTGGATTCTAATTTAGATTTTGTACTTGTAAGTTCTGCGAATGAATATCCAAACGAGCACCTTTCTGGTGCTGGCGTTGTAATGAAGTATGTGCTATATGCAGACGAGATGAATTTAACAGACTATAGTGATGACCTTTGGGTTTATAGCGCGATTGGGCTAATTGCAGACATGTCGGATATGTCGGTGCCGGAAAATCGTTATATTGCCCATAGGGGGCTCGCACAGTTCAGAAATCCAGTTGTTCAAAAGATGGTTGGTAATTACATTTTCGACTCGACTGCCGTGAGCTTCAGTATCGGTCCATTGGTGAATAGTGCTATGAGACTTCGCGAGAACGAAAAGGCAATGAATGTTTTCTTGACGGATGATTTAGATGAGATTGATGAATTAGTCAAAGATCTGAAATCTTGCAAGGAAAAGCAAAATGAAGTTGTAGCAGAGTTAATTGATGGCTTGATGGAGCAAGGCGAATCACAGTTAGACAGAAAGTGTATGTTCTTTATTTTGGAGAACGAGCTTGAAGCCGAAATCACAGGGCTCGTTGCGAACCGCCTGTTATCAGAGTTCCAGCGCCCCTTATTTGTCTTGAGACTTAAAGATGGACAATACGCAGGCAGCATGCGTGCAGTTGGCGTGGATAATATGTTAGAAATGTCCAATTCTACCGGTCTTTGTGTCTGTCAAGGCCACCCACTGGCGAGCGGAGCATTCATTAAAGAAGATGAGTTTGAACAGTTCAAGGAAGTTATTGAAGAGAGACTAAAGGATGTCGAGTTTAGTATCAAGGTTGAAGCAGATATTGAACTTGCACCACATCAGATTACAGACAATTTAGTAAAGCAGCTAACCGCAATTAATAGAATTTCTGGAACAGGCTTTCCTCCCGTAAAGGTATTAGTCAGAACTGATGATTACGAAGTTACGACATTCTCAACCAAGAAACACCTTAAGGTTATAGATGAGAGTGGACTTCTGATTGTTAAATGGAACTGTCTCGACTACAAGACGATGACAAACGACAAACAGTTAGTTGCAGTAGGTACATTGAGTGCCCCTTGCTACGGTAGAGTCAAGTATCTGCAACTTGCTATTGATGAATATACACAACAAAATGATTAAGGAGACTAGTTATGGCTACGAATTACAGACAGATAATGGCTATTAGAAAAGCCAATGAAGATAAGATACGGAAGTTATGTCCAGAAGCAACTGAAAACTCTGGTATATATGTGTTTTGGAGAGTGGACGCCAACGAGTTCAAGTACGCTTATGTCGGGCAAGCAAAGAACTTGCTTAAGAGACTCGCAGAGCATTTGAGTGGATATCAACACATAGATTGTTCGATTAAGAAGTATAAGTTCTATGATGAGGAAAGCAATCCATATGGATATCATGTTAATGTCATTGAAGAATGTGATGAGGAATATATGGATGAGCGAGAGCGATATTGGATTAAAGAGTTTGCAGACAAAGGATATCAGCTTCGCAATGCTACAACTGGATCTCAAGGGTCTGGCAAGGCTGCTCTTGGTGATGGAAAGTCTACTAAGGGTTACCGCGAAGGTCTTTCTAGAGGTTATGATAATGCTCGACGCGACGTGGCAAAACTTTTCGAGAAAAATCTGACCTATTCTATTAACG